ATCTAGGCTTTCACTCCCATTAGGGTTGGTGTTTTCCATTTGTCATCTCAATAATCGCCAGAAACCTTCTGGACGGAGGCTAGGGTAAACCCTAGAGAATCTTCCACTTCTTCTCTTTAATCACAGTTTCCGAGGCTAAACCTTCTAGGTGTCCTGTAATCAATTCAATAGTCTTTATGTGCTGATAAGCGTTTTCACGCTTGTTAATTTCACCTGCACTTGTGTTAATTATTACACTAATCTGTTCTTTTTTCAAGTTATCTATAACTTCTTTGAAAAAGTCATCATTTAGTAAGTTTTTAGCCCATTGAGCCAAAATTGCTTTGTCATTCTGCATTAACAGCCCTGCTAGTCCAATAATCTGTTTTACCGCCACCACCAGCACCATTCCTAAAGTCGTAAGTGCCAGTTAAGTCGTAACCACCAGTAAGTGCATCACGCAACATTTCATTTACATCTTTTGCACTTCTATCAATGGCATTTCCATAATTACTTGCGCCCAATAAACCTAAATCACTAATTGAGCCTTCTGGTGCAGACAATAATCCACTACCAAATGTCCCCAATGATTGACCAGTAATAGCACTCATGATTGTATTTAAAGCACCAAGAGTAGGATTAGCAAGAGTGGTCAAGGCATCAATTAACTGTCTGTTGTTTCCAGTAACTGCACCAATTGCTGCGTTTACTACGCCACCAGCAGGGCCAGCCGCCATTAAAGCTATTCTGGTTGCTAAGTTATAGGCATCTGTTTCGCTCTTAATATCAGCACCAGAGCCAATAAGATTCAAAGCAATACCAGCTTTAGCTAAATCAGAACTACCTGCTAACGTGCCAAGAGCCGCCATCACAGAGCCTGTCTTAGTTACATCCCCTGCTGTAACACCACCAGTTGTATCACCTAATTTAGTAAAGTCATTGTTATAGACAAGCGTATTCGATAAGTCTTGTCCACCACCTAGTCCTGTGTTAGCTGTGCTTGAGCCAAGGCCAATAACACCAGAGTCAACGCTAGCCATGCCATCAGAAGCAACAGGAGTCATTGGAGTAGGCAGAACCCTTGGTTGTGCTTGTAGCAACGAACCATAAGCAATTCTTGGTTGCTCTGGTAACTGTGTACCCAATGTATCTAGCAATGAACGAGTAGGCGCAAACTGCGTCTGTGGTGTGTACTGGCTTTGTATGGCAGAAATAATGTCGCCATAAGAAGCACTTTGTGGATTAGCACCACCAACAATACTACGCAGTTGTTCGTAACTCATGCTGTTCTCACTTAGAAATCATGCCAAGCACATTGTTTAGAGTAGGCGCAGCAGTCGTAGTTGTTCCAGACTTAGCCAATGAAGCAGCAATCTCTGGTCTGCTCATAATGTATTGCATATCAGCGTTAGACAATCCATAAGCAGACTGAACCTTTCCCAATGGCATATTCTGAAGCATACTAGCCACATCACCATACTGACCTGTCTTCTCAGCATTTTGCCAAGCAGTAGTCAATGCAGGGTTTTGCGGATTAGAAATCATATTTACAATGCTTTGCGTAGTAGGACGATTAGCAACCATCTCACCAGCCAAACGCTTGGATTCTGCAAAGGATGGAAACAACTCACGGAATTGACCAACTTGTGCTGTTTGCCCATCTATTCCAGTTCCTAATCCTACTCCAGTTCCAGTTCCAGTAACAACTTGCTTAATAGGTGTACCAGCCCAATTAGCAGGTAACGTACCAGCTATTCCTTTACGAGAAGCAATGTAGTTAATATCGTTTTGGTTAAGGTTATAAGTAGCCTTTAACTGGTCAGCAGTTATGCCTTTAAGTAAATTAGCAACAGTCGTGTAATCACCAGTTTTTTCAGCATTGATATATGCCGTTGACAAAGGGTCTGTAACTGTAGGGCGAGTGTAGATATAGCTAATGTCTTTGTTTGTCAGACCATACTTAGACAACAGCGTAGGCGCAGGGATGTTTTTAATTAAAGCAGCAATCTGACCATAGTCACCTGTCTGCTCTGCTAAACCATACGCTCTAGCAATAGGGTCATTTGAAGCAATAGCGTTATTTATCGTAGCTGTTTGCGCTGGTGTGTAATCAGGGACATAAGTCCTATCGTTACCTGCTGGCAATGTGCCAAATGTAGCTTGCACTTGGGCTGGTGTAATGCCGTAAGTAGCTGCTGCTTTGACAATATCGCCATAAGCAGCGTTAGGGTCAGTCTGTAAAAGATTGACTAAAGCCTGTGTTAGTTCTGCTTGTGTAGCCATGATTAACCTCTAATCTCTACGTTGGATGTAATGCCAGCACCAATCTTCATTGCTTTCAATTGGGCTTCTGCTTCAAACTCTTGTTGCTTCAATGCAAAGTAAGCCTGTTGTTTCTCACGCTCAAGTTGCAACTTAGCCATCTCTTTCTCACGCATTAACTGCATTTCAAGAGCAGCCTTTTGTTGCGCCATCTCCATGTCAATCTGCATCTGTTGTTGTTGCATCTGCAAGTCAGCTTGTGCTTTAGCTTGGTTAGCTTGTATCTCAGCTTGAGTCCTAGCCATCAATGCCTGTATCTCTGGAGGCATCTGCTGTTGCTGTGGAGGAGGATTGCTTAACGCTTGGTCTTGCTCTGGTGTAATCGCTTTGTAGAACTCAGCACTATCTTTAAAGCCAGCAATCTCTACCATGCGTCCCAATGTGCCACGATACTGAGCAGGTGAAACGTAAGGGTTAGCAGGGCCATACTGACCAATCAACTGCTCTTGTTTAGCAAGAACCATCGACAACATAGCCATCTGTTCCTGACGATTCCCTGCACCTAAACCTACATTGATAGACACATCATATTGATTAGCCCATGTTCTAGGGTCAAACTCTACAAATTCTCCTCTCATACGCACCAAACGAGCCTTGTCTTGATACTTACAGAGTAGGTGAAGGATACCCTTGAACAAAGATTTAACGCCTGTCTCAGCAAAGATTCGAGCAATTAGTTCAATCTTACCTGCGCCAGCTTGTTGCATTGAAGCTACTGCTGCTGCCGTTACATTCTGTAAGATAGAAGGGTCTAAACCCTGTGAAGCATCAGACACGCCTGTACGCTTAGACTGGATTGTGTCCAAGTATTGAAGCATTGGGAAAGCCTGAGAAGCCACGTTCTGAACAACTAACTGTTGGACAGCATTAGGAGACTTGGCACGAATAACACCACCAGCAGTAGATGTAAGCAAGTCATCAAGGTTTACTTGACCTTCCACAGCAACCACACGAGCATTGTTTGTCAGATATAAGTTATCCAACATCTGACGAGTGATAGTAGTCTTGATTAACTGTAGGTCAACTGTTCTGTCAGCCAAAGAGTTACCAAAAAACTTATGTGGAATTGGGATAGGACAAATTGAGTGGAAAGGAACATAGTCTGTTTCCTCAATAATCTCTTTACCCTTCTCATCTTGCAGAATCTCATTTCCCGCATAAAAAACTTGAGTCAAGGAAGCAATGCCTTTTCCATCTATATCAGTTTTGACATAGCACTCAAAAACTTCAATCTCTTGCATTGAAGGGTCATCAGTCTGAACTTGGTAAGGTTGCTCACCAGCAGAGTAACGTGCCACACGCTCTGGCGTATAAGCCAAAGCATCACCCATCTGTAAACTCTCTACTTGGTCTTTATTAAAACCCATAGCAATCAATGTGCTACGAGTCAACATCTGTCTGTGGGCTACGAATGGGCTATCAGCAATAGTTCTAGCCTTCTTGCTAATCAAGAACTCCTCTGGCGGTACGTTCTCAATCGTTACCTTGCCTGACTTCTTTTTTTGCTGGACAACTACGTTATGAGTAGCACCCATCACAGGCGCACCCATAGGGTCTATAACTGGCTGTCCCATTGGGTCAAATATTGGAAACTCTGTCGTATCTTGCTCGACAATCTCCATAGTCTCATCACTCATCAGCATCGCTAACTCATCGTTAGTCAAGTCAAAGTAACGCTCTTTGGTTATGTCTTCTTTGTCTTCCCAATACGCTTTTAAGATGCCGTTCTTCTGTAAGAGTGCATCTTTAAACCAATCATGCAGAATGGACACACCTTCGTTATCACGGCTAAAAACCCAGTTGCAATACTGTGTCGCTTGTTTTGCAGATGCTTCATCCTTCGGGCCTTGAGGCTCAAAAACTACAATATCATCTGAGCCTGTAAAGATACGGACTAGGGAAGGCAAAGCACCATCAATGGCTTCTGCAACTTCACCTGTAACGATTGAAGACTTACCTTCTA